GTGTTATTTGTTTCGTCACAAATAACCACAAAATCTTGAATACCTCTCTTTGCTTGAACATCACGAAGGAAAGGTTCAACGATATTTACAAAGTTTGCTCTTGTAATTTCATCATTAAATTCAAAGAGTTGATCTTTTGCCGCAGCACCAATAGCATCTTCAAGGAAGATGAAGAGACGACGAACATTAATACGATCAAATGCGGATGCCTTGGCAAATCCAGTCTTATCACCAAATAGGATGATTCCGGATCCTGGTGAGAAAATAACTGGGTTGACTCTAGAAGAGTAAAGTCTATCTCTCTGGAGTTTTCCTGGGTTATATGCCAGTTTTACAGCATTGAGAATGGTTCCTCTAGAAGTTCCGGCAGGTGAGAACCATGGGAAGTTATTAATATCGTTTCTAGCACAAGTTCCGGCAATGTCACCATTCAAAGGTACATATCTAAAGACATCATTAAATCTATCATACATGTACTTATAACCACTATCAAATACGGCATAAGACGAAGAAGTAAGTGGGTCAAAGAAATTAATTACATTATCAGTAGCAGTTTCTATATCTACAATAGTATTACTTCCTTGAGCAGCGGTATTAAGAACTGCCGATCTATATGGTGAAATAAATGCAACTGCATCTTTTCTCACTTCTGCAACAGCAATCAATTTGGTTGCTAGTGCTCTTGCCGTGGGTTCGTCGTAAGATGCAGATCCCATGAGAAGGAAATCTACATCAGTCTCAGAATCATTTTCAAATAAACCATAACCAGAAACTAAATCAGCGAGTCCGGCATTGAATGATCCAGTTGCAGTGGTAATTCCAAGTCCATCATAATTTTTACCACTAGATAAGGTAAGATCAAGAGGACCAACGGCATCAAAAATGTTTGCACCATCGGCATCTTCTGCCTTTTGATTCCATCCACCATCTGTAAATGTGGTAAATCCATTATCAGCAAAACCTGTTTTTACGCGGTCACCAGAAGTTTTTCCTGCACCGGCAAAAACATACTCAGAATTAACTTCCAAATACTTATTCCAGTATGATGGAGCACCTACAGAAAATTCTGCATCAGATGCCTTGGAAAGATTCAGATGCTTCTCAAGAATAGTTCCGGCATTTCCGGTAATTGTTCCTTTTCCATCAATTACAACAACATGAAGTTCATCATTTCTTGCTCCTCTTGCGGCAGCAAAAGAAGATGTTCCTGGAGCATCTGCTATAGTGTTCCACTTAATGCTGGTTGTTGTTGAACTTCCACCAACAGTATGTGAACTTACTGCTAATGTTTGCTCTCCAAACCAATCAACAGCACTAGTAATTGCGGTTGTTGCATAGGAAACTGATTGACCTGCAGTATGAATTGCAACATTTCCTGCAACATTTCCTGTTGTAGAGAACTTGTAGATATTATTATAATCAACAGTGGTGTGAGTTCCTCCTGAAGAAACATGAGAAACAACTTTTACATCTACAGATCCGGAATTAACCTTTGTAATAATTCCCTTAAGGTGACCATCAAGTACTGAAGTTGTTCCTGCACCAGTTCCAGTATTAGAAACTACTGTTCCCGATGGAATTAACTGAGTGATACCCATTCCGACAGCAACTTGTGTGCCACCATCTGGAGTTTGATCAAAAGTTAATCTTTGATCTGCCTGAGCATCAATAATGGCAACTCTAATATCATTTGCCCAAGAACCAGGGTTTTTGGCAATTACCGTGGCACCGGCTAGTGGTGTTGTTGGATATCCTAGTTCTTCATAATGTTCGGTGCTTTTAATCTTAATAGAGGCACCTGTATCATTTGCGTTTTTGAATTGAGTATCATCTGCTCTGATGATATTCATTACCCCGCCATATGCAAGATAAGAAGAAGCCGTTAACCAAGTTTCATATTGATTGTCAACATCATATGGTTGACCGAATAACTCAACTAAATCGTTTTCGGTATTGACCCTGGTTATCGTTCCTACAGGTCCCTTGGCAAAAGGACCGACAAGACCGGCAATTTTATCAGAAGTTGGATCAACTCTACCTTGAGTAAGATCAACTTCCCTTATCAGAATTCCAGGAGATGCTAAGTTTAGTGGCATCTTGCTTTTCCTCGCAATCCAAATTTATCTAAAAATATTTAGGAAAGAGGTATTTTCAACGGGGAAACACTGCATGAACACTTTACCAATCAGGATATTCCCAAACCTTACTACACTTTCTATTACTTTTTACTCTATCAATGGTACACTCTTTACACTCATATGAATATGATGATGGGAGTGCTCCTCTATTTTTTCTTATAAGATAGAAGTCCTCTAATAAATTTTTTGTTTTGTGACAGGTTCTACATTCTCTATCATAAAAAAGTAAATGTTCTAACTTTACCTGACTATCAAAATCCATTACATATATTCCCACATATATGATCTGTCTCCATATTCATCCGTATACCAACGATCTCCATCGTTATCAACAAAATTATTATTTTCAAATCCAGTTTCTATAAATCCAAAAGGTGCCATATCCTGTTCTATTTGATTCCTCTGCTCTTCATATATTCTCTTACGAACATCATTCTCTGTCATTTCCTTAAAATAATCTTGTGCCACCAACCAAGAAAATATAACAAGACACATTGCCAAGTCATCATTACATCCTTCTTCTGCCTCAAATGAATTTCCTTTCTGTGCAAAAGTTGTTAGTTCTGATATAATCTCATAGTCTGTTGTCAATAACTTATCATCCTCCATCATAGTTTTTAAATTAGAGCATCCAAGTTTTTTAACTGCCGCTGTCATCCTTACACCAAGTTGTGATTTCTTACCACTAAATCCCGTTCCAACAACCTGTCCGGCACGCCCTCTCATGGATGCCATAAGAATATTATCATACTCCAAATCATAATGAAGAATAGAACCTACTTGATCTCCGATATCATTTACTTCTATAAGTAACCATGAATTGTTATAACCTTTTCCAACTTCACTTATTATACTTGGAAAAAGCATGGGTTTAATTTCATTGTTTCTATATTTTGCTACAACCTTATACGGAAACTCAGTTATATCAAATACGATAAATGCAGAATAATCATTTCCTATTCCTCTTGCCACGTCAACCGTCATCAAATAATTATGATTCTCCTTTGGATCTTCGTAAATATCTAATCCGGCATTTCTTTTTATGGGATTCTCGTATACAAGGTTTTTTAATTTTGCTGGATTGATAAGAGTATTAACAGATCCTAAAAATTCACACTCAAACTCAACACGAAACTGTTGTTCAGAAGTATTGGCAATTGTTGTCTCTTTCCACTTCTGATCTCTTCCAGGAACTTCTGACCAGTGAACATCGGTGGGAATATATTCATTTTTACTTCTTTCCGCATCGTGCCACATACGGTAGAAGTGATTCATACCGTGTGGGGTTGATACGATAATTACTTTGGTGTTTTTACCAGAAGTAATAGTAGGATAAACAGATGCAAAGAACGAGTCTGCAACATGGTTTGGAACGAAGGCAAATTCGTCGAGGAAGAGAATGTTAAACGACATGCCTCGGACAGCACTTGCAGACGTAGAAGCTGCCAATATCTTACTGCCATTCTCCAACTCCATTGAACCTTTATTCCAGGATAATATACCCTGTTGCATCCATTTAGGCAAGTTCTCATAAGCAGTTTGCAATCTTTGCAACAATTCTCTTGCAGTAGCTGCTTTGTTTGCCAGAATACCAATGTTTACACTGTCATTAAATACGGCATAATGTAAAAGATAAGACACCACAGTAGTAGACTTTCCCGTCTGCCGTGGCATCTTACAGATATTAAATCTATTATTATGAAAATTATGAATTAATTTCTCTTGGAAATCATACGGATGAAATTGTGTTAGACCTTCATCCAAAGAAACAATTTTAATGTAGTTATTAGCAAAATATACCGGATCTTCTTTACATTTGAGAAATTCAATAATATTCTCTTCTGTAAATTCAATCGATGTATTTGCTTTTTTTAGATTAGGATTACCAAGATATACTTCACTCATAATGAAATTAAATCAACACTTCCAGCGACGACGGGCTTTACAAACTGGTTTATCGGGAGTCTTAGAGCAATCAATGTTGTGCATGTCTTGTTGCCCCTTAGAGCGGGCACAGAAAGACTTCCTGCGCTTGGCATCCTTACTGCCTGGTTTTGGATCTCCAGTTACTGCTGTCTTTAACTTAGAACCAGGATTCTCACGACGATATGCGGCAACTGCTTTTTTGCTCATACCATCAGTCTTATCTGATTTATTAACTTTCTGCCAATCTTCACCAAGTTCTTCTCTCCAGTCAGACTGTTCAAATCTTACCTTTGGTTTTAATTTTTTTCCAGATGTTGATGGTACAAATTCTCCAGTTTCGGGTGACTTCATATCTTTAGAATCTACATCACCATCTACATCAGCATCAACTCTCTTAGTTGCTTTTCCTACAAGTTTTTTTAGATTACCACCACCGATATTTGATTCAACTTCTTCTTTCTTCACACAATTATTATAAGTTTTACCAAACATCTTTTTGGTTCCTTTCTTTTCATAACCTTTCCAACATTTTTGTCCCTCATCAATTTTTTCACCAATTAGAGGTTCTGGTTTAATAAGATCAATGAACTCATAATTCATTGCCTTGAAATCGCCTCTCCAGTCAGAGTAGTCCACAGATTCGGACTTATTACCCCAGTTAGCAGCACCAACCTTACGACACTTTACAAGGGCACCTG